TAATATACGTTAAACATTGTTAATTTCCACGGGATCTTCATATTGCATTTCTTGAAGGTCCTTAGTAAAGAATTTACCTAATATGTTGTCATTAAAAAATTCATCAGGTTTTTCTAATACTTGGTATAACATTTGATATTTTATTTCAAAATAGGTTAAAGCTTTTTTAGTAGGTGCACATTTTAATATAGTACGAGTAAATTCATCTCTTTTACCCTCAGATAATAATAATTTAATATCTTTTTGAGAACCATAATAATTTAGCCAATCTGATTCTTTAACTACTAATTTGTAAGCAGGACGACGTCCTACTATTCCTTGCAGTTTAGCAAGTTCTTTTTTACCTAGTTTAAGTTTTTTAGTAAATTGTAATACTTTTTTTCCGATATATTGTTTTCCAGTAGGTTCATGTTTTACTATGTAAACAAACCCGTGTGTACTCTCTGGGAATTGAGTGATATCGACCATTTTTTGGTTTTGATAGGTCCAACTCATAATTTTTGTTTTAGTTAATTTCGATTAACGCAACGTTAATACATATTAATTTAATAAAAAATCTTTGGCAAATAGTACTCTTTTGTTAGTGTCAGGAGGGTATGGTATTTTTTGATATATGTCTGAACTTACCCACCAGTCTTCATATGGACTGTTATTATCTGGAGAAATGTTACCTGCCATTAAAACATAACCCGCTTCTTGTAATAATTTTCTTGATTTATCTCTATAACTTTTACTGTTATCACAGTAATAATCATGCTCATAAGTTATAACTCCAAATTGTAACTCATCAAAATTAATTTTTTGTAAAACCTTATAGGTATTGCTAGCTGGGTCTACATCTAATTGTAAATAATCTATGTAACGAGAATTTATGTGTTCATCACATATTTTTGTATAATCAGCAAATCTAGCATCTTGGTCTAAACAGATATCATCTGTTCTTTGTTCTCTCCATAATTTAAGAAATTCTTTACTTATATCTAATGATACACCTTTATAACCCCATGCTTTTAATAGTGCTGTGTTATTACCATAGTAAGGACGTCCAGCACCTATTTCTAAGTAGGTACCATTTTTCTTACCATCTAATGCAGATAAAACAAACATATCTTGGTAACATTGAGAATAGTTTTCTTTTACATTTATAGCTCCTTTAAATGGGTATTTTAAATCTTTATAATTAGATTTTTTATAAGGCAATAAGTCATGCCAAGTAGTTTGTTCTGGTTTTTTATCAATTAAATTAAAATTAATACAATTGTTAACTACAGTTTCTCTATGTTCTTCATCTACATAAGGGTTATTATATAATTCTAACCATATTTGTTCTGATAGTTTTCTTTGACCAATATACCAACATACAAATGCTTTTTGGAATCTTAATTCCCATTCTCCTTTAAAACCAACATCATAAGGTAAAGGATCTTCATAAACATACTGTAATCCTAAATCAGCGTACATATTAGCTATCATCCATTCTTCTCTTTCACTATACCACCTACATAAGAATAAATAAGCTTCTGGTCTAGTAGGTAAATAGGCTATAGCTTGTTCTAATTGACCTTTTTCATATTTTTTACGTCTTTTTGTTTTATTTAACTGTAGCCAAGTTTTTAAAATACCATTATAAGCTAATACAGGATCTGAATCATATGTTAATTCTGATGCTCTTAAAAAATAAGATAATGCAGCTGCTCCCTGGCCTATATTTTCATATTCTTGGCCTAATTCAGCATTAACATAAGGATCTAATGGATCCTGAATGTATTTATGTAAATATTCTTTTAGTCTTTCCATTATAATCCGTTATTAATCCAATCATTTCTATTTAACCATTCTAATTTATCTAATAATTTAGTTGGCATTTTTAAAGCATAAGCAGCATTGTCTTGATAACCATATGTAATAATAAAATTATCATCTTTTATAGCTAAACCACAAGCAAATTCAATTTTAGCCGCCATAAATTTAAATGGTAATGAAACTGCCTCTAAATTCCAATCTTTGTCCCAAATAACAAATCTATGGTAATATTGAGCATCTTTATGATATCCTGGGTTGTGGTAGAAATCTACTTCGTGTGTTACACATATTCTACTTCCATTTTTCCAAGGTATTACTTGTGATCCTCCTCTTAATTCAAATGGAACTTTTAAGTTATATGGTTTATTTATAACAATTTTACTTGTTTTATTTTTAGGATCAATTTTAGCTATTTCTAAGTTATTAGCCCATTTAACAAAATGCATAGGCATATCTAGTATAGGCATCCAATTTTTTTCTAAATAAACTGGTGATGGAGGTTCAATTCTATCTCTTGTTACTTCCTCACAAACATCATGTGTCCAATTTACTTCACATAATTCCATTCTACCTTCACCATCAGGTTTAACATCACGTCTTACACCACAAGCATATAAAATATCATTCCATCTAAATACTCTAACATCTTCTAAACCAATAAATGTCCATTTTGGTTTAATATCATATTTTGAAGTATCTATTTTTT